AGCTTCACCCCTTGCAATGTCCGCAGCGCCTTGCCTATCAATGCGTTCAACAATTTGACGGCCAGCTTCAATTCCATCTAGTTCAGCTTGATTGATGCGATTGATTTCTGCGTTAATTTGTTTCAAGAATGAAAGGCGTTGCCGCTCTGTTTTAGAGTCGTCAGGCGGAGTAGGAGTGATGCCAGGTAGCCCGCCGCCAGCCTCAGGTTGCTCTACGCCTCTTGTCTGAAGTTGACGCAGTTTAACCATTAAATCGCTGCGCTCATTAAATAATCTCGCGGCCTCCGCTCGTGCTTGAGTTGCCATAGGAGTACCGGCGATAGCTTCTGCAGTCGCTAAGCTTTGATCAATTCTTTTTGTCAAAGTTTCTATCCTTGCCTCAAGACCTTCTTGACCTAAGCCCAAAAATCTATTCAGAGCCTTGATGGCAGTGTTTATCACTTCTGTAATTCGCGTAAAAATTTCTTGAAAAGCTTGGCCTATAGGCTGCAGCAATGTGCCGACGCTTTGCGAAAGCTCCTCAAGAGCCACCTTTAATCGATCGCCTGCAGATTCAGGCGCGTCGGCAATAGTCTTCGCATTCTCTCCGTAACGCTTAAAAATTGCTTCCGCAAACTTTTGGAAATCCTGCAAACTGACCTGACCTTTCTCAAGAGCTTTGTCCAGCTCCTGTGGTGTCATGCCAATTGATTCAGCAAATAAAGTAAACGCGCCTGGAAGACGTTCACCAATTTGTTGACGCAGCTCCTCCGCACTTACCTTGCCTTTTGAGAATACCTGAGCGGTAGCCGTTAGCGCAGCGTCAACATCTTGAAGCGATCCACCAGTTGCGCGAACAGCGGCAACAATGCCATTAAATGCTGTTTTAGTATCTTCAACGTTGCCGCCAGCACCCTGCACCGATGCTTGCAACTTTGTGAATTGACGAGTAACAACTTCTTGCGGGATAGCAAAATCTTTAGTTGTTTGCTGAATGAAAGCAAGGCTTTGCTGATATTCATCTTGACTTGTCGTGACACCTTGCAAAGCAATACGCAGTTTTGCAAGATTTGCAGAATACTCAGCAGCGCCGCCCGCAGCCTGCCTGAGCCCGCCGAGTTGAGCGCCAATTGCACCGCCAACAACCGCACCAGGCACGCCACCACCCAAGATCGCGCCTAATCCAGCACCTATTGCGCCTTCAGGGCCGCCAAAAACACCAGCACCCGCAACCGTACCGGCGACCTGCGCACCCGCCCTTAGGCGACCACCGCGACGCGATGTTGTCTTTTGCAGTTGCTTATCTAGCTTCGCAGCTTCTGCTGTTGCCTGTTTAAATTCTTTGCTTGCAACATCAACAGAATCTGCAATATCGCGCCATGCGTTACGGTAATTTCTTAGATCGCTTACACTTTTTGGGCCTGTTGTTGTTTGTACTTTTTTCAGTTCATCTGCAAGACTTTTAAAATCAACCTTTGCTGCGTCTGCACGCTTAGCAACTTGGTTTAAGCTCGCAGAAAGCTTCGTAAGCTGGGCTTCACCAACCTTTGTTACTTTGATCTTCAGTTCGGTTGTGACTGCAGCCATCAGCTTTTCTTCTTGTTGAAGCAGGACAGGGCAGTGACTTCCATCACTTGCAACCCTTCAAGAAGAGTCGCGGGATCTTTCACTGAATATAGTCTACAAAGCCAATCCAGAGCTGCATAGTCCAATCCTGTTGGACCCGCAAAACTCATCCGCCATTGCGTCTGCATCCTGAGAAACATCTCCACGATTTCCCAGTTCTCATCCCATACAACAAACTCATCCTTGGCTGGTTTTATACCAGCTTTTCTTATCTGTTCTTCTGTTGCACCAAGCGCACGCAAATCAGCCTCACGCTCGTCGATCACGCCACCCGTCGCCCAGTAACGAGCAGCGTCTTCTAGTTTTTTACCTGTGCTCCCACCATGCTTTCGCTATAAGCCGCAATCACAGCACGCAGTACGTGGTGGTCATCAAGCAGCTCACGCTTCGTAGCCTTGGTGCATTGGATGGCTTTCCCGTTTTCATCGACGTAATCTTCCCAGCCCTGCACAATCTCGTTGACCAAGGCCTCGTCGCCCTGATCAATCAAGTCATTAAAAGCAGTGCGGCCCAGCTTCTTAAAGTCGATCGTAAACGTGGCCTTGTCAAAACCACCGCCGTCAGCAGGGATCTCAACAGTTACAGGCCACTTATACGATGCAACCTTCTTACGGGTAAAAGCCATGAATCAAGTGAATGCGATGGAGACTTCGTCATTTCCACTTGCGCTGGGCAGCGCCAGATATGGAATTGACAGGTTGATCACACCGTTGGTGTCTCCGTAGCTTACTCCCGTGATGTCTGTCTGCGCCATCGTCATGGTGATGATGTTGCCGCCAGTAGCGCCGAGCACAATGCTGCTGCTTGCCTGAGTAACGCCAACTGCTTTGGCAAAGTAATCAGTCGTGCCAACAGCAGGAGCCTCCAGCACCGCAGTGCCACCAGGCAAACGGTTGACGATGACGACTTCCTTGCTGCTCAGTGTTTCCTTGAACACCACATCGTTGTTCATGGCCAGATCAAAGCTCTCGATGCGCACGTCAGTCACACCATGGAAGGTGGCAGTCGTAACGTTTGTGTCGTTGACTTCCAGCGCAGCAGCTTGATTAGCGACAGTAAACGTGCCTGACAGTGCAGTGTTGTCAGGAGCGTTGTAGATCCCGATCATTTCAAAGTTGGCAGCAGCAAATTGACCGCCGACCAAGCTGAAAGTCACCGTGCCACGGCAACCAGTGATCTTATGCCGCGTGCCGTCGTAGAAGCAATAGATCGTGGCAGAGTCAAAGCTGCCGCTTACTCCGGCGTAAGTGACGCTGGTGTCAGCAACAACAGTCTCAGAAAGACCACAAGCCTTAAGCAATGGTCCGAATGCTGGAGCAGTGCCTGCAGTGCCGGAGCCCGACAGCTCAACACCAAATGTGACGCTGACCCGCTTGTTTGCAACCAGCGTTGAACGGGTGCTATTGCCAAGAAAACCCTGCAGCGTTCCAGCAGTAACGTTGTCTGACTCGATCGGCGTTACTTCCAGATCTGTCACCTGCACAGCATCAGTGCCACCCACAGGAGTTGAATCAGTTCCGTAAGTTGATTCGCTCTTGGCGATCAAAAAACGCTTGCGAGTCAGTGCCATTGCTTTAGCCTGAAGTTAGGTCTGTTCTGCTCGTACGATAGCGCACCAAAAAATCTTGACTAATAACACCAAGCGGCACATCAGCCTCATAAAGTTCAAAGTCAGTGCGGTCAGGAGTTAGGTCAAGCGCGTAGCCATTCACCGTCTGGTCTGCCATCAGCAACGAATGAACTTGCTGTGAATAGGTGTCAGAAGAATCATCAGGCAATGCAGCACGAACAAGCGTTGTGACCCTGACGCGCATTGACCAATCAAGCTTGTCAAAAAAGTTGGTGTCAGTCGGCTGATCGTTGACCGGCTCCACAATTACAGCGGGCACTTCACCACGAGCGAGCGGCTCAACACGGCTGCGATACACCGTCGCACCTGAGATTGCATCAAGGTTGCTTTTGATACGGGTCAGGATCAGCTCGCGCCTTGTGTCAGCCATCAATTCACCATTACAGAAGAAGTTACATTTTCATCGCCACCAATGCTGCTTACAGTTGTCCTTACATATCTCATTGGACGCCCGTCATAAAATTTGGCCTGTGTGCCGTGCGAGTTGTAGGAATGAGCTTCTAATTCAAACCAATTTGTACCATCAAGCGATCCTTGATGTGACACCGTGACGTTTGGGTTAGTACCAGCGACAACATCTACAAATGTAAAATTAGTCCCATTCACTTCAACCGCAGGAGTGCTGCCGTCTGAAGTCAAAGTATCCCAAACATGAATGTTGTGTTTGTTGTCTGAACTCAGACCATATATGCGTTCTGCCATCAGTCCTTGCTCAGTAAAAGTTCAGAGAACAAGCCGTCATCAACAGGCCGATTTTCACGCACTGTATAAGCAATAGAGTCAACAGTCATAGACGTGCCGCGAGCAGCACTGCTGACATCAGAAGTTTTTGCAGTTAGCAAATACTCCCGTGACAATGCAACACCACCCGCGATCACATCCATCGGTGAATCGAGGATACCCTTGAATTCTGCGCCTGCGCCGATTTGGCACGGAACAGCGAATTCGCTGAGGCTTAGATAAGCAAGGGTATCGTCAATCATCAGCCGTACTTCTTAGAAGCAAGAGCAACGACAGAAACAGCGCCAGCGCCAGTGCCACCAGCAACGGTGATGCTGAGCTTGACAAAACGCTTCATGTCGTTGGTGTTCACGCTGATCTTCTCCACCAGAGCCGTGTTGGCATCGGTGGTGGTGAACGCGCCGCCGGTCACATCGGTGTAAGTACCACCAGAAGTGTCGGACTCTTGCAACTTCACAGCGTAGGTGATGCCAGCACCACCAGCCTCAGCGTCAAGCAC